ATAGATAGTGATGATAATATATTAGAAAATATGGGTTCTTCACAAAGCGCTATGGGTCTTAATTTTACAAAAACATTTGGTTAAAAGCTTGGCTTATACTAATATTTTCTATACCCTACCACTGTAGGGGTTTAAAAATCGAAACGCGAACCGGTTATGGATCAATATAATCCTAAAAATATAGATAAAGCACTAAAAAGAATGGAAAAGTCTGATACTTTAAAAGACATTGACCGTTCAAACACTAATATTATGTCATTTTTTAATGATATAGAAGAAGAAAATCATTTAGAAAAACAAAAATCAGCTGCTGAATTAAAAAAAGAACAATACTTAGAAAAAGTAAATTCTTTAAAAAAATTAGTTGAAAATATAGGTACCAAAGAAGAAATAAACCGCATTACAGCTATAGGAGCTTTAATAGAAACTACTAATTTTATTAATTTAAAACCGAATCGTAAAAAAATGTTAAAAGAAAATATGATTTGGTGTAATAAAATATATAAACAATATATAGAACATTTGGATTTTAAAGAAAAAAATCGTATATTATAACAAATAAAAAATAAAATTATGGCTTACGAAAGACAAGTACAAACAGCAATGGAAAGATTAGATCAATCTTTAGCTAAACTTTATACTTTAATAAAAAGAGGACAACAACAGGATGCTCTTATTTTTATGGAACAGGGGGAGTTAAAAGAACGTTATGATGAATTACAAAACATAATTACTATATCTAAAACGGGTAATTATGGTGCTAGAGGGGTTCAAAATACAGGTACATTTTAATAATAATAGGTTATGTTATCAGCTGAAAAAATTAAATCAAATTGGGATCGTTATATTAACGAAATAAAAACTAATATATCTAAGGAAAGAACGGATATATTAATCCCATTTTTAGAAAAATATAAGGATAGAATAATGATGATGCCAGCAGCAGCTAAAAATTGGCACCATTCGGCATTTGCTGGAGGTTATGTTGATCATGTTTTACGTGTGTATGATTGTGCAAATGAATTATATAAAACATGGAAAAAGATGGGAGGTGATATATCCACATATACTATTGAGGAAATGCATTTTGTTGCTTTACTCCATGATTTAGGTAAAATGGGCCAACAAGAAGGCGAATATTATCAACCTAATGATTCACAATGGCATATAGATAAATTAGGACAGATTTATAAATTTAATACTGATATTCCAGCTATGAAAATTCCAGAAAGATCTTTATTTTTACTTCAAGAAATTGGTTGTAGAGTAAGTCAAAATGAATTTATTGGGATTAAAATACATGATGGTTTATATGATGAATCAAATAAATTTTATTTTATGTCTAGTATGAAAGAAACTAAGTTAAGATCCCATTTGCCCTTATTAATGCATCAGGCAGATCATATGGCTGCTCAAATTGAATTTGAAATTTGGAATAATAATACAAATGCAGTACCTAAACAATCTTATAAACCAAAAAATGCTAGTAAAAGTGATAAAACATTAAGAACAGCTAAAAAAATTAACACAGAAAATAACCCGAATCTATCTAAAGCAACTATAGATGTTATAGATTCGTTTTTTAAAGATTAAATATGACAACACTTAGTATTATATTAATAATAGCTTTAACCATTTTAATTACATCTTCATTTTTTATGATTAGAAATTTAATAATTAAAAATGAACGTTTAGAGGATTTTATATCTAAACAAAGTGAGGCTATAGAAGCTTGTGATCAAAGATTAAAACAAATAGATAATAAGGGTATATTTTATGCTGATGATCAAATTGGTTTTTTCTTTAAAGAAGTACAAAAAATACAAGAAGCATTAAATGAATTTACGTTAAAATAAACTTAAATGTTAAATAAGAAAACTAAAGAACCGGCTGCAACCGGTTCTTCTACTCCAGAACCTATAATAAAGAAAAAAAGAGGAAGAAAACCATCGAAAAAACAATATTTTACTGCTGATGTAGATGCGGCAATAAAAGAATATTTAGCATCATCTAATCAAGAAGAAAGAAATTATATTTACAAAAATAGAATACATTACGCTTTTTATAAATTAGCCGAAAATTTAATACATACTTTTAAATTTTATTATACAGAAGTAGATGATTTAGAAGATTTAAAACATGAAGTTTGTTGTTTTTTTCTTGAAAAACTGGATTATTTTAAACCAGAAAAGGGATCTAAAGCATTTAGTTATTTTTCTATAGTAGGTAAAAATTATTTAATACTTTATAATAATAATAATTATAAGAAGAAAAAAATAAAGGCCGACCCCTTAGCTGCGGATGAAGATGAGGGAGTATTACGTCAATTAGGTAGGGATGAACGTAAACAGGACATAAAAGATTTTATAGACTATTATACGGATTATGTAGATAAACACATGTTTACTTTATTTAAAAAAGATCATGATAGAAAAGTTTGTGATGCTGTAAATATACTGTTTAAACGTAGAGAAAATTTAGAAATTTTTAATAAAAAAGCACTTTATATTTATATAAGAGAAATGACAGGCGTTGAAACTCCCGTTATAACTAAAGTAACTAAAATACTTAAAAAATTATATAGAAAACTATATACTGAATATTCAGAAAACGGACACATAAAAATTTAACTCTTCCATATTTATAATAAAATAGTATGGATCCATTAAACCAAATATTATTTGATAATAAATCTTTTTCTGACTTATTAAAAGAAATTCATAGTAACCAGACGAAAAAGAAAAAACAATTAGCGTCTCTAATAGCTGAGCTAAAACCCTTAGTTCAAACATTAGGTGATGCTACTGTTGTAGTTCCATTAATAAAAGAATATATGGAAATAAGTGTTAAAAACGATGATCAATTAATAAAAATGGCAGCTATAGTACAACGTTTATCTACAGGTACTGCTAATACAGGTGATGGTGGATTATTAACAGAGGAAGAAATGGCTCAACTTCAAGAGATAACAGAAGAAATAGCTAAAACAGTAGAAGAACCTAAACAAATAGAAGCCCCAGATCAAAATGGTAGTAGTTAAGAAAGGAATTAGTAATGAAAATATCAATTTAAGTAATCTTAGCGCATTAAAAGCCGTAAGAGTAATAGATATTATTTTAGATATTAACCACCCATTAGCAGAAGAAAATGGGGGTTATGATTCAATAGGTATGATAAAATATACAGCTTTGGATGATAATGATACTAATATGGAATCCAAAGATGCTCCTTCAGCATTTCCTCTTTTTACACATTTAAAACATTATCCATTAATAAATGAAATAGTATTAATTATATCAACTAATAACACTAGCATTTATAGTGGTAAAGAAAAAGATGATTATTATTTACCACAAATTAATATGTGGCGTCACCCTCACCACAATGCATTACCTACTTTAAAAAACATTACTGAAGAAGAATCAGTTATAAATGATTATAAATCTACTGAAAATGGATTAGTAAGAAGAGTAGAAGATGGAAGTACTGAAACTAGACTTGGAAATTATTTTAATGAACAAATAAATATAAAACCCTTATTATCTTATGAGGGTGACATGATTTTAGAAGGAAGATTTGGTAACTCTATTAGATTTGGATCTACTAATAAAAGTAATGAAATATCTAATCCTAATAGTTGGAGTGATTTAGGTAATACAGGTGATCCCATTACTATAATAAGAAATGGACAACCCAATAATTTAGATGATAAAGGATGGTTACCTACTATTGAAAATATAAATGGAGATGCTTCAAGTATATATTTAACTTCAAACCAAAAAATCCAAAATTTTATACAGGCATCTCCGTATATGGATTCTTTTAATGCTATTTATGAAGAGCCTTTATCATTAGAACAAAGTTTACTTGAACCTAATAATAATGATTTACAAAGTTCTAATATAGTAATAGAAAACGAAACATTACCTAGTAAAGATCTTGATTTAAGTGGTACTCTCCCAGGAACTGGAATTAGTGAAAAAGAAGAATTATTAAATGTAATTAATAATCCAAAAACTACTAATGAATCAGAAAGTTCCATAGATGATCAAATTATACAAAAAGATAATATAGACCTTGAATTACCTAATTCTTACGTAGATCCTGGTTCGGGTGCTGGAAGTAGTGGGGCAACTAATGAATTTGACTTAACAATAGATTAATAATGGCAATTAATACAGAAGAACCAATAGGAACCCATTTTTTATTAAAACATTTAATATGGTCTAATACTGCAAAAAATAATAGTATTAATAATATGCCTGGTATAGATGGTTCACCATCTCAAACTGAAGTTATTGAAAATTTAAGAGCACTAATGGTTAATATTATTGATCCTATAGTAAATATTTATCCTGATTTAATAATAAATTCAGGTTATAGATGTGTAGAATTAAATAAAAGATTGGGAGGATCTAATACTTCTCAACATATTTTTGGTCAGGCTATAGATATAAGAGTACCTAATTTAACTACTGCTGATTTGTATAATTATATTTATGTTAATATTAAAGGATGGGATCAATTAATATGGGAATATCCTGAAAAAGGTAATAATAGTTGGGTTCATGTTTCTTATGGTCCTCAAAATAGAAAAATTACTACATTAGCATCTAATAGAGAAGAATATCATACCCTTTATAAAGGTGAAAGATATGGTAATAGTAATCAATATCAACATAACATAACTGAAGCAAAATTAGTATAATGAGCTATAAACCAATAAATACAAATGATTATTTAGGTAAACAAGTAATAATTAATTCTGATAGATTATTATTTAACGCTAAGGATGATTCTATTTTATTATTTTCAGATAAAGCAATAGGATTTAGTACTAAAGGTAGTATACATTTTGATACTAGTTCAAATAAAAATAGTAAATTAGTTATTAATACTCCTAATATTTATTTAGGACTAAAATCTGATAAAAATTTACCTACAGAACCAGCTATATTAGGAAATGAATTAGATGAGTGGTTAGGTGGGGTTAATGGATTATTAGATGTTTTGGAAGGTATTATAAGTGATATTAAAAGAACAACATTAAATATTGCTAATAGAGTAGGATTAGATTATTCTAATAAAAAGAACTTTACAACAGGTGAACAAATGCTTGAATTTTTATTTAGCATTGGTAAAGTAGCAGAAGGTGGTTCTGCATCTGCTATAAAAAATAAATTTAAAGCTTTTAGCAATATTGTTATAGACGGCAATAAAATATATAATAGAAGGTCAGGAAAAGAAATTTCAAAAGAAGATATAAACAGAGCAGCTTCAAAAGATTTTTCAAAAGAAATAAAACAACCTGAAAAAGATATACCTGCTGAATACGATGTACAAAGAATTAAAACTAGCATTGAATTAAATAAAGAGGTAGGTAATGTTTTTGTTAGACAAAGACTTGAGCAAGAATTAAAAGAACAATTAAAAAGAGCTGAAGAAGTTGAAAGCTTAATTGATAAATCGCCTGAAGAGTTAAGAACATCGTTAGAGTTAGCTAAGGATATTGGTAATGTTTTTGTTAGGCAAAGAAATATAAAAGATTTAGAATACGCTTTAATAACTCAACAAAAGCGTAGATTTCCTGGTAATGTTGGCGTTACTAATCCTATTACAGGTGAAGCAATAAAAGCTAAAACTACAGGAGTTATGTTTTCAAAAGAAATAACTCCAGAGTTAACAACGCCAAAAAGAAAGAGCGTATTACAAGCTATAAAAGATTTAGTACCTAAGAATATAAAAACTAAAGAAGAATTTGATGCATGGGCAAGTAGCCCTCGAGGTGGTCAAAAATTAGGCGAGGCTTTTGTTGATGGTGGCGCAATAAGTAACTACATAAGATCAGGAAAAACTAGAGCTGAAAGTGA